TCACTTGCGCACGAAAGACCGATATTTTTCAAAAATATCCAAGTAGTCAATAAACTCCTTTAATTCTGCTGGTGTCGACTGGGCCGTAATACGGGCAATCTTATCCAATAAAATAGTCTTTGTGAATTCATCCAGCCCATTAAGGCACTGCACCAAAGACACCTCTCTTTGAAGAACTGCGTTCTCTTTTGAAAGGCGATCAACTTCATTCGTCAGCTGCTCGATGGATGCAATAGACTCTTTCTTTTCTTGCACACTATCCTTCAAAATGCTCGAAATACGATTAACATACTGCGCCAAAATATCGGCATTGGATTCGTCCAACACCAATTCCAACTCTTCTTCACTTTCTTTTCCAAACAGATAGAAAATCTTTATCTGCTTATCTTTCGGGATATCGGAAAAGTTTTCGAGGTTTCGATAATTATAAATAGTGACCTTTGAAATCTCTAAATACTTTATCAAATCGGATACCTTAATAGAAAATTTCGTGACGAGCCTTTCAAATAGTTTAGTAGTCATAACGCACCTTCCATAATTAGCGATGAATCTGTTATACACTTTTAATCATTGCTTGTCAATATCTTCGGTATAAAATGGTCTATTTTTGAAAAGTTTTTCCGTCCGTCTGGGTTTTTTCAAAGTCCAAATTAGTCCACAAGTCCTTTTTAAGACTGATTTTTATTGTGAAATAATCTTTAACATATGCGGATATGGCTTGACTTTTTCTGCTTTTAGAGCAATATATCATATAAAAACGGAGTATTTTATATGGATCAAAAGCAGAAAGAAAAAGAAATAGATTATCAGCTCACAAAAATGCTGATATATACCCTTTTAGACAAAAACTACATATCCAAAGAAGATGCCTCAAAAATGCTCAACATGGCGAAGGAAAAATTTTCAACGATTACGGGAGCCGTGGATACATTATGAAAAATCGCAAAGTTAGAATACTGATACCACAAAAAACCGAATTTCAAAGCCCTATGAAAAAACGTGTGGTTGCCGTCTATGCAAGGGTTTCCACCTCTTCGGATGAGCAATTGAATAGTTTTGAAGCTCAATCGGACTATTATCAAAAGTTAGTCCAAACTCGCCATGATTGGGAGCTATATAGGATCTACCAAGATGCCGGGATTTCAGGCACTTCGGTCAAGCATCGTCAAGGATTCAAAGATATGATCGCTGATGCCTATGCGAAAAAATTCAATTTGATTATTACAAAATCCCTCTCTCGGTTTGCGCGGAACACATTAGATACATTGACCTATGTTCGTAAACTGAAAGAAATCGGCTGCGAGGTCTATTTTGAAAAAGAGAACTTATGGACACTCGATTCAAAGAGCGAATTCTTTATTACCATCATGTCAGGACTTGCTCAAGACGAAAGCCGATCGACTTCTGAAAATGTACGGTGGGGAAAGCAAAAAGCCTTTGCTGATGGGAAATACTATGCCCCATTCGCCCATTTCCTCGGCTATACAAACAAGTGGGAGATAGTCCCCGAAGAAGCAAATATCGTTAAAAAAATCTTTGAATACTACCTTTCTGGGTATACTTACTATTCCATTGCCACTCTTTTGACTGAACAACACATCTCCACCCCTACCGGCGATAAGGAATGGAAACATTCTACTGTTAATAGTATATTAACTAACGAAAAATATAAAGGCGATGCGTTGCTGCAAAAGAAGTTTATCGCGGACTTCCTTACAAAAAAGGCTCAAAAAAATACCGGCGAATTCCCTAAGTATTATGTTGAAGATGGACATCCGGCAATAATACCACGGGCAACTTTCGACTTTGTTCAAGAGTGTATTAAATCCCGCTGTCCACAAAGATATGGGTCGACTCCGACAAAATCCATCCGCTATTCTTGCGCTCACAATCTCTCGTCAAAAATTATTTGTTGCGATTGTCAAAGCGAATATGGTCGATTCAGCGCACACAATTACAAAGGAAAACGAGACTTTTATTGGCGTTGTGTTCGGTTTTACTCCGGGACAAAATGTTCAAGCCCTTGGTATCGGAGCGAAAAGTTGGATTCATTCTTTCAACTGTTTTTTCAATATCTCCTTAAAGAGCGACCCCACATATTTTCTTTCGTTCGAGAAATGACATCAGTTTCGGGCTATTCTAATATTACGGACCTTGCCTACCAAGCATCGGCACTAACGATTCCCCGGTCTGCTTATTACATTATTATAAATAAGGTTTTCACCACACATTGTGGCATATTAATTTTCTCTTTGTTTAACGGCTCCTTCCTTGCGTTCGACATAACAAAAAAAGAGTTCTCCGACATCTCCAAAACAGAGGTCGAAAAACTCCTTCATTTCACTCTTTAATTTGCGACATTGATTATCGTAAGGTTGGCATCTTTTGCGTAATTGACCGTATAAAAGGTGCCGCCTTCGTTCTTTGTTAGATAGCAAATGCAGTAGGCGCTATTATCAACCAGGTGGCGATTCCGCTTATGCATACAACCTCGTGTGTATTTCTCCGAGGTTTATACAACCTTATCAGCCTTTCCCTTGATGTCCGCATAAACCATTTTATCTTCAGTCTTCCAAAGCCGGTCTTGATCCTGACACGGAAGAATTAATATCAATTTTACTTCGGGATGTTTTTCTTTTGCCTTTAAAACCACCTCGGCAGCGAGGGTATCAAAACCTAATGCACCCCCGGCGCCGAAATAAATCACCCCTTTGCCTATCAATTGCTCTACCACTTCCTCGGTTTTGCGTTTGATAGACTCATAGTCCCTTTCCGGAATATCACGATGTCCAGTAAAACAACATGTCCGCTCTCTCATCGTTTATCCTCCCAAAAGAAAAAACCGCTGTCAATTAAAAACAGCGGCTCGCATTTGTCTTACAAAAGTGCCGCCCCCTTACGAGAACGGCACTGTGAAATATACCCTCACGTAAGTTACCACACTTCTTTTTCGCTCACAGTACCTTTGTAGGAAATTGTAAACGCGATTGGATATAATTCCACCGAGGGAATATATCCTACAAAAAGGCACCTATTTAACTCGTGAGCGATAAAACGAACGGGGTTCGTCTTGTTAGAGTTATTTAGTTTGTTGAAAAAGAAATGTGGTATGGTTATTATACACCATTTCGGTGGGAAAAGTCAATGTTATAGGGCACCATGCGGTTACTTTTATCACCTTTTTTCCTAAAATGCCCTCAAAAATGATTCCCACTTTTATTTTATTGTCACATCCCGTTCCAGTCCGTTCCGGAACTTAAAGCTCAAAACCTTATTTCTTTTTACCGTGATCGTTTCGACCATTATGATGAACAGTCTCGGTTCAAACTCTGTTATCGCATTATCACGGCTCGACAATTCTTTCATAAAAGCCATTATCAAATCACCCTTTCTGACCTTTTCGTCCCTTCCGGTGGTTAACTTTCTAACTTCAAAATCCAGATTTTTATATCTTTCTTCAAGTGAGTTATACTCCTTCCAGAATTCCGCTTGGTCTTGCGATACGCGTGAGTTCTTTTCGATAGCCTTTCTTATCATTTCCGAAACCACACTTTGCTCTTCGAGTTTAGATCTAATAATCACATCCAACTCGACTGTATCCGAAAGAACAGAATGGATCTCTTCGCATTCCCGTAAGAGCATTTCTTTTATCTCCATCACCCCATTCATCGCCTCAATAAACCCTCTCTTAAGCTCTTCCTCCGTAACAAATTGGGTTTTGCAAGGATTATCAGGACTTTTTTTATTGCACAGATAAACAGTTTTGCGATACTTATCATTGGAATGCCATACCTTTGTCCCATAATACGAACCACAATCCCCACAAATAATTCTCGAAGAAAAAACCGTGTTCCCGCTATAACTCCTTCCGATCCCTTTTCTTCGTGCAATCTCTTGTTGGACTATCTCGAATTCTTCCGGTGGGATAATCGCTTCATGGCTATTCTCAACATAGTATTGTGGAATTTCACCTTCATTCTTTTTTGTTTTCTTTGTTAAAAAGTCTACCGTAAAAGTCTTCTGCAATATAGCGGAGCCCTTATATTTTTCATTCGTCAAGATGCTTATTATCGTTGTGGAATTCCATTCTTTTCCCCTTTGCGATGCCGTGGGAACTCCGTCCTCCGTTAGTTCGGTAGCAATAGTATACGGTGTTTTACCGAGCATAAATTCTCTGTAAATGCGCCTTACAATCTCCGCTTCTTCAGGAATCACCTTCGGTAACTTATCTTCCCCCCTTTTATAGCCGAGGAACTGTTTATAAGGCAGGTATATTTTACCGTCTGCCGATGCCTTGCGTTTACCCCAGGTCACATTGTCCGAAATGGAGCGGCTTTCATCTTGGGCAAGGGAACTCATTATGGTCAAAAGCACCTCGCCTTTGCTATCAAGGGTATAAATGTTTTCTTTCTCGAAATAGACCTCGATACCTTTTTCCTTGAGTTTTCGGATCGTTACCAAGGAATCGACCGTATTTCTCGAAAAACGGCTGACCGATTTCGTGATGATTAGGTCAATCTTCCCGGCAAGGGCATCGTTTACCATTTCCAGAAACCCTTTCCTTCTTTTCGTACTCGTTCCCGTTACCGCTTTATCCGAATACATTTTTACAAACTCCCAATCGGCTCGGCTCTTTATGTAATCGGTATAGTATTTGATTTGAGCCTCATAAGATGTTTCTTGCTCTTCGCTATCCGTGGAAACACGAGCATAGGCAGCCACTTTGCGTTTCTTAAAGCTAACGTCATTTGCGGTTATGGGCTGAAATGTTTTTGTTGCGGGTATAACTGTTACTTTCGGCATTGTCTGTTTCTCTCCTTTAATTTTTCTCCGAACTCTTTTCTTTTTTCATCCGTCCAGGTGGATTTCCTCGAATGGTACTCCCAGTGCCTTGTGATCTCCGTCCCGTCCTTCATCTTGAATAAAAGGGTGTTATTTTCAATCGGTATGATTTTTTCGACTTTTTCTTTTAAAGCAGTAGCGTTTAACTGTTCGACTTCCACGACATCACAAGTGACCGCCGTAAGGATATCTTCGGGAATGGTCTGCGTCTGTGGACAGAAGTCTTTTCCTTTTTGCGAAGAAGTGCTGCAAACCCATGCTACCGTATAGTAGGTTTTCTTTCGGCGATAATGAACCCCACAGCAGGGGCATTTAATCATCCCGAAAAACGGGTATTCCGGCTTTGTTTCCGCTGCTACTTTTTCCCCATATTCGTTTCGACGCCTTGCCATTTCTTCCTGAATAAAATTGAATGTTTCAAGCGGAATAATCGCCTCGTGGGTTTCCTCTGCGTGATACTTTGGCAACTCTCCCCGGTTTCTTCTCCATTTTTTCGTAAGATAATCGGTAGTATAGGATGTTTGAAGAATCAAGTTCCCGGTATAGTTGTAATTTTTCAATATTCCGCTGACCCCTGCGTGATTCCAAAGACCGCCACCGCTACTCGGTATTCCTTCGGCATTGAGCATCTTCGCAATCTTCACATATCCGTGTCCGTCCAAGTAATACTGAACGATCTTTTTAATGACCGCCGCCTCTTCGGGAATTATCTCAAAACGTCTGTTAATCAACTTATAGCCGTAGATATGCCCGCTCCAGGGCTTTCCTTCTTCAAAACACTTCTTTATTCGCCACCGCATATTCTCACTGTTTGAAAGGCTTTCTTCCTGGGCATATGCAGCAAGAATGGTGAGCATCAATTCGCCCTCGGTGGTAAAAGTGCTTATGTTCTGTTCTTCAAAGAAAACTTCAACCCCCAGGCTTTTCAATTCTCGAACCGTTTCAAGCAAAACCACTGTGTTCCTTGCAAAGCGCGATATAGACTTCGTTATGATGAGGTCGATATTCCCCTTTTTGCATTCGCCTATCATTGTGATGAACTGCTTTCTACCTTCTTTCGTCCCTGAAACCGGTTCATCGGCATATACTCCGCAAAATATCCAACCGGGTCGCTTTTGAATGTAGTCTTGGTAATAGCTGATCTGCGCCGAAAGCGAATGCATCAACGATTCTTTTTCATAGGACACTCGTGCATACGCGCACACACGCTTTAACCGCATAGACGGCATTATTCTCGGTGTTATATTCTCAACATTTCTTTCCATTCCAAGCCTCCTTTCTCGCTTTCGCAGAACACTCACGAGAGCAATAAACTCTATGCGGATTACCATATGCCGTGAATGCTTTCCCGCAAACCGGGCAGACATAATCATACATAGCTTTTAAGTTTCTTTTTTCTCGGTGCTTTGACCACCAGGCCATCCGGCAATCATAATTACAAAACTTCTTTTGCTTTTTCTTTTGAGTGAAGAATAGGATTTTTCCGCACTCCAGGCAAACGGAGCATCCATCGACTTTAGCGCGGGTTATAATTGATTTGACCGTATTAGGCGAAAAGCCCATTATGGCACCAATTCTGCTATAACCTAATCCCTGATTATGAAGTTCAAAAATCCTTCGTTTCTCTTCGATACTTTTCATCTGGACACCTCCTCTTTTAGGGTAGTCGTATATTACCTCTAAAACAGGAATATATCCAGTCATTTCGAGCCTTTATAACGGAAAAAACTCGACAAATTGATACGATATTTTTCGCATATTTTTGTCTCGATTTTCGCATAGTCTTCTTCCGAAATAATGCCTCTGGCAAGCATCTCTTTAACCATATTCATCGTTAGACTATAGTCGGTATAACTCTTATACATTTCCTTTTCCATACCTCTCCCTTCGCCCTTCTGCCGAACAAGCACGTGAGCAATAAACTCTATGCGGATTGCCATACGCAGTGAATTCTTTCCTGCAAGTCGGACAAACATAGTTATATATGGCTTTTAATTGCCGAGCATCACGATGCTTTGACCACCAAGCAAATCGACAAACATCGCAGCAGAACTTCTTTTTCTTTCTGTGTGGGATCACGGGTATGGCTTTACCGCATTCCAAGCAAACCGATGCCCCACTGCCTTTATCATATTTTTGAAAAAACGATTTTATCGTGCTGGACGCAATGTTTACTTGCAAGGCAATCTTGCTATATGCCAGTCCTTTTTCTCGCAATTCAATAATGGTGCGTTTCTCTTCATTCGTCATTTGGACACCTCCTTCACTGTATGGAGAAAAACACCCCCGTTTTTTAGGTGTCCGAGCAAAAAAAAATAAGCCTACCCCGGATTTTTCTTTCCGAGATAGGCTATTTCGTTACTTTTCTGCTTCGTTTTTGTCCTTCGAGAGCTGCTTTATCACCTGGTTCGTACCGGTTGCGGTCAAGCCACTCGCGCCGCCAATGATAATCGCCACGAAAATGTTCTCTGCCGGGATAATTGAAGGTACTGCAAAAAACGCAATAACTCCGAAAACCACACCAAGCCCCGTGGCTATGAGCGGAATAAAGCGATTGAACTTTTCGTTGTTCACCACTGACTTTATAAGGTTGATAACCCAATAAACGATGGTCGCAATCGCCGGGACGGATATCAATTCCAAATACTGCTCCATAATAATACCTCCTATTTATGAGCTTGTTTGTTTAGGTGCTTTTCGATCTGGTCGATTGCCGTGGTGACAGGGCCGTCACACCCTTGCTCTTTCAGACCTTTCAAGCACGCAAGGACACCATATGTCAGCAAGGTCTGTTCGTCCTTGATGGATTTGATGTCCTCATCCTTCTTGTTCTGTTTTAAGTACCAGCGGTAAACCGTAAAAATCACTCCGAAGATAATTCCGAGTGCCGTGATCACCGCCGCGACAGTGATAATGGTCTCACTTGTTACCGTCATCTTTCATCTCCCTCCTTTGTGCCGCTCGTTTGAGCATCTCAAGGAACTGCTGTGTCATGAACTGCGACAACAGCTCCGAAATGTTGACCTCAAGTGTGGCCGACATTTCAACATACTTCTTCTCCGCATCTGCCATACCGCACCTCCTTACATCAAGGTCAAAGTGAAGTTCCCGGCACGGAAAAGAGGCACATAGTTGGCCGATACCGTGATAGGTGACGTCAAAGCGCCGTAAACAATCAACTGTCCACCGCTTGCCTGGGTAAACAAACCGAAGTGGGTAATCGTACCCCACGAGCCGGTTGCCTCCGGGAAGAAGATGATGTCGGTGTTCGATACGGAGCCGTTTGCCGGGGTTCCCATCACCTGGGTTGCCGTCTGTCCCGAAATGCCGATAACACTTCGTGCGTAGCCAAGGGTGCTGGAAGGTTCGGTAAAGTTGCCACCCGCCGCCGTGGGTTCGGTTGTAGAGAGTCCCATGTAACAGTTGGAAAGAGAACCGCTCCCCTTTCCGATCAGCCCATTGAGAATCGCCGTACTGCCTGTGTTCGTGAATGCCATAATAAAATCCTCCTTTTATACTTCTGTTATTGTTTTGGTTTCGTTGTCCCAGAAGAGCTTTTTGTAAAAAGGCAAATCCTTAATCGTGATAAAATACCCACCCAAGGTTTCCTCATACTCCGACCATCGGCAAGCCTTGCTATATACACTCTTCATCTTGTTCGCTTCTACGTCATAGTAATAAATTCCCTGGGGATAACTCGTACTGCCATAGTTAGACCAGAAAAGATACCCCCCGGGGATTTCCTTTTTGTCGATATAGGATGCTTGCGTAAAAGAACTGTAAACGGATACAAATCGTTTCGTATCTCGATAATATCGGTACATTCCGTAATTGTTAGAAACGAAGATATATCCATCTTCCAAATTCATCAGCTTGGTCCAGTAATAACCGCCGTTATAGACCAAGGTTATCGTCCGAGTGGTTTTGTTATAAACACGGATTCCCCCGGTATAGGAGCTATTGTTGCTATAGAAGATAATTTCATCTCCGTCTTCCAACACCCCGGTCCCGGCATTCCCGGTCGCAAGCCGAGTGATTGTATCTTCATCTTCATCGTAGAAGTAAATCGAACCATCTCCGTTGTAATTGGAAACAATAAGACAACCACCGGGGACCGCTCTCGCAAGCCCGTAATAGGTATTTGAAAAGGTTGTGTCTTGAGCGACCGTTTTTGTCCGGTCATCATATACCCAAACCCCGGTATACGATTGGGAGATAAAGAATATCTTATGCCCGCACTTGAACGATGACTGGTAATAATATGAGGTGTATCGAGTAGCCGTAGCGTTCACAAAATCATATACCAGTATTCCGCAGCTGTTGTTTTGAGAGTAAGCGATCAAACAGTCATTAACCTCATCGTAATAAGCATTGCTCCAATAGGAATAACTGTTATAAAGAAAAGCATCTTCCTGGGTATCATAATCGAAATAGTGAAAGCCGGAATAGTTCGATGAGCCTATAAATAATCCGTTTTTCACCTCGACCACATAATTCCAATAGCACCCGGAGATGTCTTTTCTTATGGCGGTCTTTCTTTCCTTATCGAAATAAATGTACCCACGATAGGATGAGTTGCTGCTTGAAGAATAAAACAAACTTCCATGGGGTGTATTCACTCTATACTCAAACGAACAACCGGTCGTGAGGAGTCTCGTTATTTCAAGTGTTTCTCTGTCAATGAGATACAGACCATAGTTATACGAGCTGTTATAAGAGCCGAAAAGAACGAATTCCGGGTATTCGTATACCCTACCAAAAGCTCCCTGGACCACATCCAAACTTCGGATAATACCCTGGGACGGAATAATCAGTTGCATATACCTCGAATATGAGGTGTTGGCTGCAATATAGTGGTCATCCTTCATTTTCACGATGTTGGCTATATAGCACGTGTTCGTAGTTCCAACCACTACTGTTTTCGTGTCTTCATAAAAGATACGGATCGGAAGGTCTGTGCTACTTGACGGGCAGATAATTACACCGTCTGGAGTCTTTAGAACTTTCAAAGAGCCAAAGGACTGATTAAAAACCGTCATTACGGAAAAATCCGAATAATCGACATATAGGCAGACATTGCTATAATAAACGAGTATCCCGTTATCCAGTTTTGTGTAGTAAGAGGTAGAGTTACTGAACCCATATCCAAGGTTCGTAATCTTTCGCACCGTCATCTCTGCTTCGTCATAGAACAGTATCCCTTGTGAGTCTGTTCCGTATGAGCTGGAATTAGTCGAGATAAGCACTCCACCGGGGACGGGTATAAAGTTCACCCAGCACCCTCTTCCGGAATAAAGCTGTACAGCATCATAAGAAGTAACAAGCCAAAGCCCGAAATCAGGAAAGGTATTTGTCCCTACCAACCGATAGTTATTTCCGGTATAAATGGTTGCGGCAAGCCTACCGCCACTCGCTCCCGATGCCTTCAAATACGCATTGAACTGCTGGCATATAGGTGTTTCATCGGGGATTCCAAAGTGAAAAGTAGTCGCAAGCCCCTGGTCATTGGGGATAGTCACACTCCGAACGTTGTTGTAGGTTATGGGCTCCCCATTTTCGTTTTTTAGTATCACATTAGGCATTATTCCACCTCCAATTTGTCCTCGGCTTGTCTTGCCGTATAAACCTGCCTAACCGAAAGTTCATAGGCATTCTTTTTCACCGGATATATCCAGGCACTTGCACTGACGGTTGATAATGTCCCGCTCTCTAAAACGGTAAAGGAAATCAACCGCGTGGTGCTGTCTTGCCGATACTGCATCGACATTTTTGCTACCGTTTCAAGCAAGGACACCAGTTCGTACACCGTTTCGCCCATATCCAAATAAAGCCCGCTCCCGAACTGCTCGGTTATCTTTACTTGCCTTATCATAAGATCAGTGCCGGATTGAATGGGATAGTCCCACCTTGCCAGGTAATCCAAAATCGCCCTCACGGACATAAGTGCAGACACCCTTGCATCTATCGGTGCAAATATCTGTGTCTCTGCCTCGGCATCGATGCCTAAACTGGAAATGATCTCGGCGGTCATCGAGTGCGAAACATCCACCAACCCAGCCTTGCCTTCAGCCTCTAAAATGTGCGAGACTTCAACATAAGCAGGAATGATCTCGTTTCGCAAGGCCAGCAATGCGCCGGTCAAAATAGACACCCTTTCGTTTGTGTTGAAAGTAGTCGGTTCGGTGTTCTCCATTTCCGCATTTTCGCTCAAACTTCCACCCGCAACACCGCTCAAAAAGAATGGTCTTTCGAGTTCCGCTGAAGGCGAAATATGCACGTTAACGGGGTTATTGACCAGGATATTGACTATTCGTTTCGATTCCGCATCTGCCAAGATTGACAGAATTGTATCAGTTTGTTTTTCTGCTTGAACCGCAGTCCCGGTAACAATATCTGCGCCGATTGCCAGAAGTTCGATGCATAGGACATCCATCGAGGAAGATATCATTCCGCTGATACCGGCGAGTATTTCAAGAGTGGCATCTTCTTGCTTTGACATAGCCGAACTCCCGGCAATAACCATAGCCGCATTCGTTGTATGTACCAAAGCGGAGATCGCCTCCAGGTACGCAATCTTGGAATACTCCATCGTCATCTCTGCGTAGAGTGAGGAGATAAAGGAAAGCATACCGCTAAACCTTACCGATTTGCGTTTTGCAAGTGTACCGCTCCCCTCGCCACGTTGCGCGGCAGTTCCCGTAAAAGAAAGAGGTTCATCCAATCGTGCCGTTGCTGACCCAGCCTCTATGCCCCCACCCTGGGCATTGAATAGAACAGTAGGGTCTTTCTGCATAGTGGCGGTATCGGTGGCTTGCCCGCCCCCAGTTATCGTCAAGCGCAAAGACCGTTGCAATGTTACTTTCACAAAAAGCGAAAGTATCAAGTGGAGATTTTTCTCCATGTATGCCCACAGCGCATTCACCATGGTGATTTCATTGTCCGTGTGAAGAATCGAGGCAAGCGTTGTCCAGTCAAACGATGCACTACGGTCCGCTTGTAATATCTGATCCCCGGCAATAGTCTGCGATTCGGAGACTTTCATTTTTTTCGACCTTAAGTTTGCCGCCTCTGCCGTGTTATTGTTTTCAGCGACCGCATTCGTTTTCATCGAAGAAGACGGATCGACAGTAGCCTCTTTATCCCCCTCAATATGGGAAACAGCATTCGACTCCAATGGACGGGTTGCCGGGTTTTCCATATTCGCAGTTCCACCTAACGGAGACCTACCCTGGACATCCATAGGCGCAGTAAGCAAAACGCGCAAAGTTTCGACAAAACGCAAAGCCTGAAATCCAAATGCCTGAATACCATCCTCGAAGTCGGAAAGTTCCATCTCCGCTTTAATCGATGAGGAAAGCCTATCCAAAGTTGCCAAGCTCACTCTCGGCGCGTTGGTAATATCGGCATTGGACACGATCTCCGTCACACTGTTCGTGACAAGGTCTAATGTTTCTATAAGGGATGCCTCTGCTATAAACTCTCCGATTTCCAAGCCTACCGCATCAGCTTCCGACAGTTGACCGGTTCCGTTGATGATGCCTATCATCAAGTTCAGCCGGTTCGTAAGTTCAAGGAAATACCGCCCATACACAAAGTCGGCGGCATAATCACCCGAATGCGCTATACCGTAAAACTCTGTCCGTCCCACATACCCTTGCTGCGTTGGGTCAAGCGCCCAAGACCACCAAAGATAGCAGACATTCAAAACGGCAGAGTTAAACTTCTCCGCCGTTAGATTTTTACTTAATATGTTCATCCGAGTGCCGGAATAAGTGAGATACTTCGTTTGCCAGCCTCGCCGAAGTTCATCCGTCACCTCTTTTATCTTGTCCACCAGGTCGTTCCACACCTTATATGAAAAGCCGGTGGTGAGGCCGTTCCCGGTTATGGCTGCATAGGCACTCTGGGTCTGCGAATCAGTCGCATCTCCATTGGAGGTACTCCAACTCCAAGGCGTGATCATACGGTTACCTCCTTATCCGAATCGAGCTACCGCAGACCCCGTATAAATGTTTTTCATCACTCGGTCTCGAACCACATAGGCCGTATTGTCCGAGAACCGGAAGAAGATGCCGTTGTACCCCGGCTTTGCCTCAAAAGCACCCGTCTCGTCCTCGGGTTCGGCATTGCCTATCCAAAGCCCATCGGAGAACTTTTTAACAAGACCGAAGTCGGTGCTTGCGCCACTACCGGAGCCGAGTTGCAAGAACGGATAGTCCTCATCTTCTGTGGTGTAACCCAGGCGAAGTTTGATTTCGTTATCTCCGTTCAAGACCACGAAACCGTTATCCGTCATTTCGGAATAGCCCGAATCATCGCCGGGTCTTCCCGCAAAATAGCGTCCACCATAGATCACGGAACTGCCCTGCATATACACGTTGCCGTTCACATCCACTTTGAATTTGTCGGCAATGTTTATCTCACCGCCGTCAACATCGATGTTTCCGACAAAGGTGTATTCCCCGGTCTGCGGATTAAAGTAGAGTTTGTCTTGCATCTCACCAGTAACCGGGTCTGCCGCTCGCATAACGAACCTATCCGCATTGATAATGATCTCGCCTTTGCCATCGGCACGAGTAATGGTAAGTCCACTCTCGTCTGCGATTTTGACACCGTAATAAGCCACGTCCTTTTTGATGGCATTCGACTCCATTCGGACGAGTTGGGTTTCCAATCCCGGCTTTTCGGTATCCACTTCTATACTTACTTCCTTGGACGTGAACGGGTCATATGTCTTTCCGATAACCCGCACATATTCGTTTATACCAAGGCTGCTGAAAGCAAAATGCACCTCGTCCCCAATAACGATATCGGTCGGAGAACGCAGAGTGCAAGCATAACTTTTTGTCCCCTTTGCCCGGTCCGTGGTCTTACTGATAGACACCACATTGCGGTCAACGAGTTCTTTGGGAGTCGTTGCTCCCCGGTGATAATAAATAAAGACAAAATACCCCTTAAACTCCGCCTCAAAGCCGTTCTGCTGGCAGAAGTCGAGTATCATCGCCCGTGATGTTGAATTACTTTTTATCTCGAATGTGAGCGTTTCTGTCGGCTCTATGACCCCGCAAGTAAAACCACTCCCATAGAGGATGTCCGAGATGATTTGTCGAACCGTCCCTTGGAGCGATTGGCTTTCCTGAATGATAGACCCTAACCGATAAGAGACATGTTCGCACGAACATGAAAACATATACTGCCCCGAAGATATACACTTTTTGAAGGATACGACATCGTAATACTCGTTGGCATACTCCACCACATAGTTCTGATTATCGCTCAAACGGAGAAGGTCATCGGTCAGTAGGGTTTCAAAGGTGAGGGTTTTTGTCGAGGACAGTTTCTCCTGGATCTTGCAAGAAGTAACTGCCCCGACCGAGGCAACTCTTGTGTTATCCCTTGTACGAATGATAATATTCATCAAGTCACCCCCAATGCCCGCTTTAACGAAACGTTCTTCTCGTATTGGATCTCACTGGTTGCCGATGCGATCTCCTTTCCGTCAAGGTATAACGGAATGGATATCCTGATAGGCATACTGCTCGAACCGCCGCCCACACCCATCGAATAGACGGGCGAGGACATCAGACTGTCATCCGCTACCGAATGCAAATGCGTTCTTGCATCAATGTCGAAATCTGTCGGAAGTGATTTCTCTATGTCCTTATCCACCTTTTCCATCTCATCGACAAAACCGATACCGAGACCCATCGACATATATTTACCGATTTCGGCAAACTTCTTTGACGGCGAGTGGATTCCGAAGAAATCCTTGATGCCGTTCCAAAGGTTACTCGCCCAACTGGACACCTTGTCCCAAATCCACGAGGCAAGCGACTGGATGCCGTTCCACAGCCCCTTGACCAGGTTCTTACCGACTTCGGCAAGTTGCCCCACCCCTTGTCCGAGCGAGGAAACTATCCCGGAGATTATCTGCGGCATCGCCTTGCAAATCTCGACAATGATGGTCGGGAGATTGGTTATCAATGAGGTCAAGAGGTCGATTCCTGCTTGGACGATCAAAGGAATATTGCCGATGATGGCATTTAGGACACTCGAAATAATCTGCGGAATTGCGGTCAAAATCGTAGTAATGATGAGGGGCAAATTCTGTATCAATGAGGTCAGCAGCTGAATTCCCGCATCTATCAAAAGTGGAATGGCCCCCAAAATCCCAGAAATGATACTGTCGATTATCTGGGGTAAAGCGCTCACAATTGTTGAGATGATGACCGGGAGTGCGCTGACCAATGAAGTCAAGAGCTGGATTCCCGTATCGATGATCATAGGAATAGCATCGAGAATAAAGTCTATAATGCTCTTTATTAAGGTCGGCAAAGCTGAAATCAATACCGGGATGGCATCGAGAATGCCCTGGGCGAGTCCCTTGACAAGCTCCAATGCCGCCTTTAGAATCTTTGGGAGATTATCGATGATGACCTTGCAGACCTGAACCACCACTGATACTATAGCAGGGATCAATTTTGGGAGTGCCTTGCTGATGCCCTCTGCCAGATTGACCACGACTTGAATCGCCGTGTCTACCAACATCGAGAGGTTGTCCAGAATCACATTCACCAGTTCCATGACCAGCATCAAAGCACCATCTGCTATCTGGGGCAAGGCTGTAATAAGGCCATCCAATACTGCCCTGCCTATCTCGACTGCTGAAGAAACGATCATAGGAAGATTGTCGACTATAGCTTTTCCCACGGACATCAAAATGGTCTTGATTAAGTCCAGGATGACCGGGACGTACTGCATGATACTGTCGAGCGCCTTTGGGAGAATGCCGGATATGACTTCTCCCATCTTTGAAAGGTCTCCATTCGCACCGAGGATGCCGTTGGTAAACTCACCGAGAAGATCAACCCCCTCTCCTGCCAGTTGCGTGAGAACCGGAAGAAGAATTGTGCCGAGTGCGTTTTTCGCCGCCTTCGTACCAAGCGTCAACTTCTGGACTTGGTCATCGAGTTGTCCGTAAGCGGAAAGCATCTCGCCGGAAACGACATACCCCGCTTTTCTCGCCTCTTCGCCGAGTTCGTTCATGCGTTCTGCCCCGGCGGTTATCAGCGGGTTTAACTCCTGCGCCGACTTCCCAAGGATCGTCATTGCCAAGGCATCTCGTTCGGTTTCGTTTTCCACCTTGCCGAGGGCATCGATGAGTTCCCAATAGACGTCATCGCTGTTGCGAAGTTCACCATTAGCATCGGTAACGCTAACCCCTAACTTGTCATAGGCTTCAACCATCGATTTCGAGCCGTCTTTCGCCGACTTCATCGATTTGATCTGTTTTGCCATTGACTTGGTCAGCGTTTCAGTAGAGACGTCAACCAGTTCGGCGGCATACATATATTCCTGTAGTTTATCTGTTGCAATGCCGGTTACGACACTCTCGGTCAAAACGGTATCAGCATACTGTGCGCCTTCCCGCGACATATCGATGAGTGCCTTGCCCGCGCTGATGGCGGCTGCGGAAACAGCGGCAAAAGCCACGGCGATGGTCGCGGCGGCTGCTTTACATACACCGCCCAAAGCCTCGAAATGCCCGGACGCTTTGTCCGCATCCTTTCCGGCATCCTTGACTTCCTCCCCCATATCATCGGCAGCTTTCCCGGCATTATTGAATCCTTTTTTACTGTCTTCGAGAGCCTGATTGTTTTCGTGTAGCTCTCTTTCCATCTTGTTGAGTTCCGCTTGGGCATTGTTCAGTTGGGTTGCCCATGCTTGCGTTCTTCTGTCATTTTCACCGAAGGAGGACGAGGCATTTTGTAAAGCGGAACGAAGGGTTTCGATCTTTGATTTTTGGGCATCGATGTTCTTGTTCAGTACGTTATTCCGCGCTGTCAAAGCCTCGACCGACTTGTCTTGCGAATCGAAAGATGACTCTACGAGTTTCATCTCCGAACCCAGGACTTTCATTTGGGAGTTGATATCGGCGAGGGCTTTTTTGAACTCTTTTTCGCCTTCGACCCCGATCCTTACACCAAAGTTATCTGCCAAGTTGTCTCACCTCCTTATAGCGTTAAAAAAGGACACCTCTCGGCAAGATGTCCTTTGCCAAATCAAATGCCAAACGGGATCGCTTCGTCAATGAAATGCTCCCTCCTCGGCTTGCTGATCCCGTTGAATTGTTTATAAACCTCCCACTGGTCCAGCAAGTGTCCGAGAGGCATCAGCCACACTTCTTTTTCGGTTCTGCCGAGCAATGTGACTCCGTAGAAAATCAGTCGGGCGAAGAGTTCCTCATCGGATACGCCCTCCGTCCGATCTATGCGTTTTTTGACTCTTCGCTCTTGACCTCTCTCTTCGTACCTTTCAGCAAGGCATCCATAATCGCCTCCTTAAAGGCAGCGATCTCAAACGGAGTGGTCAAAAGTTCCACAGCCTCCTGGTCGAGCAGTTCCCACTTGTCGGTCGGGTTCTGCAAGTTGTGAATAAGAATGGGCTGATTGGCAAGCAGCACGATGAGCCACATCAGTTCATCGAGCGCAAGTTCAAAATTCTCCGCTTTGGAGAGTTTCTCTCCCAGATTACCAAGTCCCCCGTATTTCTTTGCGATTTCCTTCGTTGCCTTGGTCGTGAGCAAGAGTTCGTACTCTTTCCCGCCAAGAACGATCTTTGCCGTTCTCTCTTCGTTCATTATTCGTTACCTCCGCCGTTGGTCGCATAGCTCGGTTCGTATACCGACTCGAACCAGTCCTCGGTGGTCTCGGCCGACACGCCGGTCGCACCTTCGGTGACTTATGCTTTCCACGGGTGCTTGTTTTGAGCATCCAGTTTATTTCTTCGACTGATCACCCCTTCAATGGTGGGAGTCGAGAACTCGATGCTATCCCCCTTAGTCTTGAGAGAAGTCGAAGGGATGCCAAACAGAACACGATACAGCCAGAAATAGCGATAACGTCCCGATGCGGACTTCGCTCTGAACCCGATTGCCACGGGTTTGGGCGCATCTTCCCCTGCGGAAATCAGGACACCATTCGCATCGAGTCGCGCCCCGGTCAGATCCTGTGCGGTTTGAATACCGATATCGTTGATGCCGAGCGACAAAGTGCCGGACTTAAACTCTTTGATAACCGTATCCGCGCCGTCATCCGCATAAAGCGTAGCCTCCAAAAGCTCAACGTTGATGTCTGCATTGATGGCTTTTGCAAGCTGAACGGGAGTGGCATAGGTTTCGTTTCCGTTAGCATCTTCCGTGATTTTGGAATAAAAAAGTTTATCCAACCCGATAGTTGCCATGTTAATTTACCTCCTGAAATTGATAATTCTTCGCCACGTCAATGGCATAATGGTGATAACCGGTATTGTCTTCACGAGATACATATCTGCGGTCGGTTATCGTGATATCCGCAGACAGTAGCGCCGCCTCGATTCTTCTTTTAGCGGATTGATAATTCCCCTTGTCATATAGAGAAATCCGCACCTCTTCCACATCCTGCTCCGGCTTATTATCCGCAAACAACTCGAAAGAGTCCAGGATAGGAGTGAGAACCGCATATCGATTGGGCGGTTGCTTTGAAAACACCCCGGTTTCCACCGGGATCGAAAGCCCATCCAAGATGGTCACCAGTTCCGACAACAGGCTCATACTTTATCCACCTCGCTGTTCAGCGTATCGATCATCGCCTTTACACAAGCGCTCTTACTCTTCGACTTTGCCTTCTTCAAGAAGGGTTTCGGTGTTTGTCCGTGTTTTCCATACTCGATGATATTCGCAAGCATCGCATTGCTCTTCCCATCGGGACGATTCTCGTCAAAGCCGACCTTGACGTTAAAATCGCCGTTGTAGTCCTGGCGAGGTTTCGAGACACCGAGCGCTTTCACAAGTTCCCCGGTGCTACGACTCTCTTCTTTCGTTCCGTGTCCGATAACTGCGGTTAGCTCCTGTTTGACTTCACTTTCGACAATTTTCGCACCCGCTTCCAGAACTTTCGGAACGATCTCGTCCGTTTTATTTCCAAGCCGAGATAGTTTCATTAAGAAATCATCCGGCATCTGAACCGTGCATTTCGCCACTCGGTCTCACCTCCTTGCATAAAACATCGATATACATCCCTCTGCCGTGGACATCCTCGACCGAAGTGATAACGAATCTGTGTGTATCACAGCGGATGATCTGATCCGTACAGATCTGGACACCGGGGATGACACGAAAGCGAAAGAGGTCGGTAGCCTCCGAAAAAGCCGCCCTGTTTGCCCACACTTTGCTTCCGTGCCGCCCTTCGCGGTATGCTCGAACAGATGCCAACACCACGTCCGCTTGCACGGTAAAGCCCTCGTTGTCCCTTACGTTCGATGGCTGAATGATGTCAATGAACGAGTCCATTCTTCCGAAACTCATACCTTCCACCTCCTGTTAAGTCGAAGGAGCAAGTTGACTGTGTTCCAGACCTGCTCCCCGGCTTGCGGACTGCTGGAAAAGAAACCGCCCGTGCTACCGTCCCTCGACTCGTAAAAGTGCGAGGCAAGCATTATGATCGCTTGTTCGGTTGTCGGCGGTATCGGGTTCTCCGAATAGTACCCCTCCTCGATGTGTTGATAACTCTCCGCATAGGATTTGGCAGCAGTGATATACATCGACAAAAGCTCGTCATCCTCGTTGTGTTCCAGGATTAAGTTCTTTTTTACCTTCTCAAGTAGCGATTCCATCATTGCTGCCTCCTCTTTTTATTCTTCGTCCGGCTGCTTGATAACGATTGTGATGACCGCCTGTTTATGACCATCCGCATCGAGCGTAGCCGTCTTGGGTGTGGTCACGACTTCATCCGCTTTGATCCAAAGGACAAATTCACCGGGCTGATCGAGACCAACACCTTCTGCCTCACTGACATCGGCCGCCGTAGCTGCACCACCGTTATATCTCATCTTCGTCAAAGAAGAGAGACCCGTGCCGATACCAAGACCGATCCACTTGTGAACACCTTGACCGGATGCACCGCTATCATACTCCTCAAGGTCGGCAACATTGGCGGTAATCGTGATAACCGTTCCGTCAATGGTGACCGAGGCTTTTGCGTTGTTTCTCCCACCCACACCGCTCAAATTGGGTGCAAGACGGGTTGAGAAACTCCATGCGTCAGGAGTAATAACCCCTGACTCTTTAAGTTTTACAAGAAGTGCGTTAAAGTCATCCCGAAGCGTAGCAACCGTAGTCGCTTCCGAGGCAGGCTGATTGGGAGCGGAAGACGGGAGACCCGTTACCTTCGCTCCTTCTTTGACTTCAAGTTCACCCCCGATTACGGTCTTTTCACCGCCTTGTTCGGTATAGTTTTTCGTGTTATAGCTCATACGGCTACCTCCTTAAGCGTGCTGCTGAAGGACTTTGATCGCTTCGGGAAGTACCGTCTTGCCGTCAAGACGTTTGAACGCAAGGAAACCGATTTGACCGTTGTCCGCATAGCGTTCGTTGAGGCGTTTGAAGGAAATGCCCTGGCGGTCACCGATCCAGTAGTACGAGAGATCACCGAAGATGATGGTCTTCGCACCGGCAGCGATTTCAGGCGCATACGCAGTGGTGAAATAAGGTCTGCCGAGAATAGTGCTGACCTCGCCTTCCTTGAGAGCGGGCTGGAGCAGATAGTTCCCGGTGGAATCCTTGAGCTTGCGGATCGCCTTGACAGTGTTGTCATTCAAAACCCAGATGGCTTTCTTGCGATACGGAGCCTTGAGGCTGTAGTAGAGATCGATGAGTTCGTCCGCCGTGATCCCCGTTGCGCTTGCGGTCGTGACACCGACTTGACCACCGCCGGTCGCATTGAGAATACCCGTGGGTTTGCCCGTGCCGTTGCCGGTGAGGAAAGCCTCCTCTTCCTTATCACCGATTCTGCGGGTGAACTCTTCCGCGATGTAGTTTTCGAGATCGAAAGCCGAGTCGTTCAGGAGTTCCTCGGAGACCTTGATAATGGTGCCGACCTTGTGAGCATCGAGCTGGACCTGTCCGAAGGTCTCATCGCTCTCGGTGTATGCGCCCTCTTCATCGATCCACGAGGCCGAACCGTGAGATGCGACCACGGGGATCTTGTGAAGACCGCCCGAAGTGGTGATGACGTGAGCGTGCGCACGGATGACCGTATTCTCTTTGAGACCGGTGACGAGTTTGTTTTCAAACTCATCGGGAACGAGATAACCGCCCTCGGTATCCGAGCCTTCGTTGAGGGTGTTCTTCATTTCGGGAGTCACCTCTTTCTTTCTGGTAACATCCCAGAATGCCTTCTTGTAGGCATCGCTTGCTCTGCCCGTCTTGGTATCGACTTTCTCCTTTTCGGGTTTCGCCGTAATGGGCTTGTTGATGGGGCTGTTCATCTCGTTGTCGAGAGCCTCGGCTCTTTCCATACGAGCGATCTCCTTACCGAGAACGGAGATATCCTCTTCCATCTTCGTGTAGGTGGCATCGTCCTCTACCGAGAGAACACCATCCTTGTTTCTGTGGGAATCGAGAAATGCTCTCGCGGCTTCCCAGGCTTTCGCGCGTTTTTCACGCAGTTCCAAAATAGTCATGTTTTTATCCTCCATTTTAATATTTGATTAGGTTGAGTCTGTCCATCAGTTCGTCTACCGAACGTCCGGTGGGTTCTTGTTCCTTCGGTTTTTCTTCGGGAACGGGGTTCAAAAGTTTAGCCTTTGCGGTCAGTTTCATAAAGAGACTGTTTTCCACCGCCTTGCCGGAAAACGCATATGCCGGGACATCTCCCGCGAGTTTTTCATCGGTGAGAATGTCATCCGCAAAGCCAAGTTCGATGGCTTTGTTTGCATTCATCCAGGTTTCTGCATCCATCAGGTGCGAGATTTTTGCGCGGCTCTGTTTGGTCTTGATTTCGTAAGCGTTGATGATGCTTTCTTTGACTTCCGCAAGCATCTCGATGGCTTTCTGCATATCTTCGTGATCGCCGTAAGCCATAGTCGCGGGGTTGTGAATCATCATAAGCGCCGTAGGTGCCATCAGGACTTTCGTTCCCGCCATAGCAATGACCGATGCCGCACTTGCTGCGATGCCATCGACTTTCACGGTGACGTTTCCCTTGTAGTCCATCAACATGGAATAAATCTGACTCGCCGCCACGCAGTCACCGCCCGGCGAGTTGATCCATACGACAATGTCCCCGTCCCCGGCGAATAACTCGTCACGGAACATCTTCGGAGTGACATCGTCATCGAACCAGCTCTCTTCCGCGATGGTGCCATAGATTTCAAGCACCCTTTCGCTTTGCGGTTCTGCGCTTTCCGTCTGATTCTTCCACTTCCAGAACTTCTGATTTGGTTTCTTCATCGGAATCCTCCTTTTTTGATAAATTTGCAAAAGCGCCCGCATTTCCGAGCGGTAGCATATTGCCGTTGATTAAATACAAATCCCCGCCTTGTTCGGCAGGGATGCGGTCGAGGTTTTCAAGTTCCCTTATGTCGTTTGCGCTCATCCACCCGTTCTGCCGGGCAGTTGCGTATCCGGTCATTCGGCTTGCATAGTCCCCGCGGAGCAGTCCTTCCACATTGAACTTGAAGAAATATATCTTCTTGTCCGCATTGGAAAGTAGCGACCGCGAGAGCGATTGCTCCCACCTGATGACCCAGGGGTCAAGCGTATACTTAACGAACTCCAGGGACTGTTGCTCGATATTGGAAAAGCTCGACTTCTCCAAGTCTCCGACCATATGCGGTGGGACACGGAAAATACGAGCGATCTCATTGATTTGGAATTTTCTCGTTTCCAGAAACTGTGCTTGCTCCGGCGAGATGGAGATGGGTGTGTACTTCATCCCCTCTTCGAGAACTGCTACCTTTCCGGCATTACCCGAACCTCCAAAGGTGGAGTTCCAACTATCCCGAACTTTCGCAGGATCTTTGATTACTCCCGGATGTTCCAAAACACCGCTCGGCGCAGCACCGTTGGCGAAGAATTTCGCGCCGTACTCCTCACAAGCAATCGCCATACCGATAGCGTTTTTCGCCATTGCGATCGGCGAGTATCCGACCAGTCCGTCAAAACCGAGTCCGGGAATGTGCAACACGTCCGATGGTTTCAACTTCACGGTCGAGCCTTCCATCGTAGGTGCCTCTTCGTTTGACCTCGTATAGGTGTAGAACAACTGTCCTTTCTCGTCACGGTCGACCGTCATCTTGTTGGGCATCAGCGGATATAAAGCGATGACTTCGCCCTTGCCGTTGCGGATGATTTGCGCATAGGCATTTCCCCACAGCAAAAGGTGCGTCATCAGGGTTTCCCTGAAAACGAAACTCGACATCTCCGGGTTCGGCTCATCATGCAAAAGATGATACAGCGTGTGGTCGATGGCTTTCTCTTTCCCGCCCGTATCGTTATAGCGATACAGATGGAGCGGAAGTTCCGCTATCGCCTCCGACAGTATTCTCACGCAAGCGTACACGGCGGTCATCTGCATCGCCGAACGCTCGGTTACCGATTTGCCACTTGTCGAGCCACCCATAAAGAAAGCGTAGCTACTGCCCGCTGTCTTGTTTTCAGGCTTATCCCTGGCTCTGAATATTCGTGAAATAATACCCATCATTCCCTCCTCATATAAATAAAATCCCCCGGCTGTCATATACCGACTCCGAGGTATCGTTACCGCATCTGATCGCTCGGTCAAGCGCCATCACGGTTGCAACTGCTCCGTCTATCTTCTCCGTGGACTTCTCTTTGTCCATCTTTATGTTTCCCGCCGGGTCCGTCCTAACGCAGACGTTATCGAACATCCATCTGAGAACCGGATGCCCGTTGTGGGCAAGATTACCGCCCAGGACGAGCTTCATCAGTTCTTTCGTTGGCGGGGACATATCTTTGAATCCCTGCCCAAACGGAACGACCGTAAAGCCCATACCTTCGAGGTTCTGCACCATCTGAACCGCGCCCCATCGGTCAAAAGCAATCTCACGGATGTTGAACCGCTCCCCGAGGTTCTCAATGAACTTTTCGATGTATGCGTAATGCACCACGTTGCCTTCGGTACTGTTCAGCAAACCTTGTCTCTCCCACATATCGTATGGAACGTGGTCTTTGTTGACCCTTATCGGAATGTTTTCTTCAGGCATCCAGAAGTATGGTAGGACATAGTATTTTTCATCATCAGCCGTGGGCGGGAACACCAACACGAAAGCCGTGATATCCGATGTGGATGACAAGTCCAATCCACCATAGCAAACCCGCCCTTCAAGTTCTTCTTCATCAAAGCGGACTTCGCAACTGTCCCACTTGTCCATCGGCATCCAGCGCACCACTTGTTTGACCCATTGATTGAGTCGGAGTTGTCGAAAAGCGTTCTCTTCTGCAGGGTTCTGCTTTGCAGAAAGGCACGCTGCTTGCACCTTGTCGATGCCTACGGTGATACCCAATGACGGATTCGCCTTCTTCCACACCTTGGGGTCTGTCCAATCCTCGTCCGGTTCTGCCCCATAGATAACGGGATAGAAAGTAGGATCGATTTTGCGACCTTCCAGGATGTCTTTCGCCTTCTGATGGGTCTCATAGCAGATACTATGTGTATCCGTTCCCGCCGTGGTGATCAAAAAGTATAGCGGTTGCATTCTGGCATCGCCTGACCCCTTCGTCATAACATCAAACAACTTTCGGTTCGGCTGGGTGTGAAGTTCATCGAACACCACCCCGTGGATGTTGAAACCGTGCTTGCTGTATGCCTCGGCAGATAACACCTGATAAAAGCTATTTGTGGGCAAATAAATGATCCTCTTGGTTGCCGCCAGGATCTTGACCCGCTTGTTGAGTGCCGGACACATCCGAACCATATCGGCTGCTACCTCGAAAACGATACTTGCTTGCTGGCGGTCTGCGGCACATCCGTAGACTTCCGCTCTCTCTTCTCCATCTCCGCATGTAAGGAGGAGTGCAACTGCCGCCGCAAGCTCGCTCTTCCCCTGCTTTTTTGGGATCTCGATATATGCTGTGTTGAACTGCCGATAGCCGTTCGGCTTTAGGGTTCCAAACAAGTCCCGAACGATCTGCTCTTGCCAGTCGATAAGCTCGAAGGGCTTTCCCGCCCACGTGCCTTTCGTGTGACAGAGACATTCTATAAAATTGACGGCGAAATCGGCTGCGTTTTTATCATAGACGGAGTCATTTGCTTTGAACTTTGTAGGTACATACTTTTTCAGTTTTCGCAAAATAGCTCCTCCGTTTTGGTAACGAAAAAGCAGCCCCGTTTAGGACTGCTCTCGTATTAAATTTGAAGTGTGGTAACTTCGTTAGGTTCTTTGTTTAGCCCGCATACCTTTCAAGAAGAGTATCGACCACCTTTTGAGCGGATTGGGTTTTCGGTTTGATGTCCCAACCCCTATCATAGTTGGCAACATCCGCTCCGGTCTTCTCGTTCCGAATGGTGAGTTTGGAGATCCGACCTTCGTTGATCCCGTAAACCGAACCTTCGTCATAAACCTTGACCCAGTAATGGAACGTGATGCCTCTTACCTCAATTCTTCCTTCTGTCCACATCGTTTCGTCCTCCTCTTAACCCAGGGTGATGTATCCGGCTCTCGAAACCGTGTAGGTGATCTTCCAGCCTTTTCTTCCGGCGAAATGGATGAGGTGGTCGAGGGCAAGGCGGTAGTCGGCGCAAGCGTCTGCTTATCTCATTTTGCGGTATGCGTTGTGGTCTCTAACCAGGGCCTTTGCTTTGTTCATTGCGTTTGCTTCTGTCATGTTCGTATCTCCTTCGCTTTTTGTATGTGTATATTAACTCTAAAAGAGATATATATCCAGTCATTTTCGCAAGATTTTTGATAATTTTTTTATCTTTTTTCAGCCTTGAATTCGTGGATTTTTCCAATGATTTCGGACTGCTCTTCGAGGCTTATTCCAAGGCTGTCGAGTGCCTCTTTCGTCCCGCAATCGGGGCAAATCGCCGTCTCATTGTCCACCCTGGACAGAGCCGGGTATTCGGTATAGGTTCTCCCGCATCTGGGGCAAACCCTCGCAACTCTCGCATTGTCATTAGAACTCATTTTTCATTCCTCCTATGGTATCGTTTATCGCCGTTTCGACATAGGCTTTGTCAAAACCGAAGTCCTCGTACCCTTGTTTGCATACTCGGACATACCCCGGTGACGGCATTCCGAGCGGTCGCTTTTCGTCCATGATGTAGACGAAAGCATTCACTTCCTTTCCCGTCTCTTCCAACGTCACCTTGAGTTTCTTCTTGTAATAAAAGGTCGGGTATCCCTCGTACCAATCCAAGTGCAGTTCATCCTTCTCGGACACTTCCCACACCCCCACGGGGACTCGGTATCCTTTTTCCTTTTCAATGGTAAAGTATGATCCCGTCCGACTTCCTTTGAATAGGAGTCGGTATCCTTCGATGTAGGCAGTCCCGACCACTTTCGCATCGGGACACCGCATACTCATTTGCGCCTTGTTTAGGTTGCTGCCATAAGCCAAGTAAAATCTACTCATTTGTCATTATCTCCTTTTATGCCGTTCTGCCGTTTCTAAATGCACCGTCCCCCGAAAGTCTCTTCGTAAGGACATCCCTTGCCGTCTTGAACTCGTCTCCGATGAACCCCAGGCGAAGGAGCCACGTCCGCATTGCGTATTTGGGGTTTTCGTGCTGTTGCGGTTTGCTACTTGCATTCCGCATCTCTTTGGCGAGTTCCGAAAGTGCCAAGCAAAGTTGGATGTAACTCTTGAGCTGTCCTGCGTGGAGTCCGTTCTGCTTGCCATCCGCCGGGGCATCGAATTGGAAGAGTCTGAACTCTATCGTTCCCTTCGTGAAGGTTGCGTGGTAGTTGAGCATATGGTATCTCGAATTGTTGTAATGCTCGTTCCTTCCGTACCTTGCGTTTTGGCTGTCGTACCAAATGTCGGCGAGCTTTGCCATCGTCTTGGGCTTTCTTCTGTTGACCTGGTCCAAGAACCGTCTATCGACCACTCTGCAGTAATCCTCGATGCGGTGACTTGAAATCGCCAATGCCTCGGTGATGAGGTTTTCGTGGCTTGCCATGATGTTCGCCAAGGTGCGGAGCGTTTGCGGGTTGTGTCCGTTCGCTCCGATGTGGATGTGAACCCCACATCCCCTGGTCGCATCGCTCTTCGCTCCGGCTTTTCTCAAAAGCCTAACGATCTCTTGCAAGGTCTCCATATCCTCGTACTTGAGGATGGGTGTTACCATTTCGCATTTCTCCGCATCGGGTCCTGCGATGCTCACGTCCCTTTGGAATTTCCAAACCCTGCCCTGTTGGTCTTTGCAAGCCCAAGCGTAGTATCCGTATTGGCTTGCTGCGTTCCAGGCGGTCGTTCCGAAAAACTCTGCAACCTTCTTCGCTGCGTTCTCCCTGGTGATATTGTTCATCTCGATTTCTACGCCTATCGTTTGCTTTTTCATCTCGGCGATTTGGGTTTCAACTTTGTTGTTCATTTTTATCCTCCGTCCGGGCTGTTGCCCTCTTCGTTTTGTTGTGTGTATATTAACTCTAAAACACACATATATCCAGTCATATTCGGAAGATAAATCGAGATATTTTTATATTTATTTTTGCGGATATTCTTGACTTTTTCGACTTTTTATGAACGGCTTTTCAGCCCTGCTTTTTGCCTCGGATAAAGACATCTTCGCAAGAGCAAGAGAGCAGCTGACCACCGCAAGCGGGACACCTTTCGACATCGCATCCCCAATGGTGATAGTGGTACGGCAGGGCTCCGCAGTCATGGCATCTATGCCCCTCTCCTGCACCCCAATCCATGCTCTCTTCTCCGTATTTGATCCGCTGATACACCTTCCCGTTGATATGGACGGTGTGGGCTCCACAGCCTACGGAAGTCAACATCTCTTTTCCGCATACTTCACATTTCGACATAGTTCGACATCTCCTTTTTGGGACGATAGTTGGTATCAGTACACCTTTCTGCATAGGTCCTCCCCGGCTACTATGCCAAGCGAAGAACCCGTATCCCACTTCACGTGGATCGTGCCTATATCGTCCACACCAACTACCGTACCTTTAGTGCCTACGGGCGGAGCCTGGACATCGTCCATCTTTACGAGTTCCACTCTTGTCCCTGCCGGATAGCATTCTCGAAGTTGCTCCAGCATCACTCTGCTTATTCCGTCTTTCATAGTTCTTCTCCGTCCTTTCCAAATAACTTGATTTGGCTGATCGTGCCGTTATGGAAAAGCCCTATCGCATACTCGTATGCTTGCTCTTCCGTCCAACCCAGGCTCTTGATATAGTAGTTGATTAAGAACTCCATACCGGAGAGCCGGGTGTCGCTCTTTTCGCAGATCGCCTTCAGTTCGACTTTCAGTTCATCCAGTCGAGCTGTTTTCCCAGTTTCGTTTGCCATATCTGACCTCCTCAAATTTGGTAGTCCCATATTACCTCTACCGGGGAAATATATCCAGTCATATCGGCGCAATAATTGATACTATTTTGATAATTTTTCGTGCGCCCAAACGATACCCGAAAGTACGAAGAAAACGCACGGCAAAGCCACCCCATTCCCCCACAGTTTATACTCCGCAGAGTCGCTGTGCGGGTCTTTGAGCCAAGCTCGGAGTTGCTTGTCCGTTTTCTCTCTGCCTTCCCCGGTTATCTTCCGATAAGTCTCGAAAACCTTATACCAGAAGTAGACTTCCTCATCGGTTGGATGCTCGGTTTCAAGCCCTTGACACCACCAATCGGGAAAACCCTGTAATCTCGCACACTCAACCGGAGTCAACCTTCTCACGGTATAGTCCCCCTGGGTTTCCACTTCGGCTACCGCACCGGGACCCTTTGCCACCATAGTCGGCTGCACTTCTTCTTCGATTGCCGGGCGGTATTTTGCGTTCTGACCTTGATTAAAAGCATCTCTACCGATACCATAGCAGACCGCATTCGGGTCTTTGTAATCCCGTGCGAGAAGAGTCGGACTCTTTTCCTCTTCGACTTTCTGATAGTTCCCGGTGGACATTGCATATACAGCGTGACGGTCGGTCGTGTTGAGAGTGAACGACTTATCCTCGTTGATACCGCTCCCCTGGGGCCCATTCTCATCCTTTCGTCCGATCATCGAACCCTGGATGCAGATTGCCGGTTCGCCGCCGTGAGTGCAAGCAAGGGTCGGGGACTTTTCTTCGGTCACACCGCAAGCAGACTTGCCGCCACCCATATCCACGCATACCACGGCGATGCCACCTTGATTGCAGGACGGATTGCCACCACTCGTGTCTATCGTTCTTGCCTTTTCCGCTTTGTAGATGCCACTATGCGGGTTCGGCGATTTCATTGCGTTACTGTCCTTTGCGGAGATCCCGAACGGCTCCAACACACAGTTGAAGTTCTCCTTGTCCGGCATCCGCTGACTACCACCCGCATTTTGCTTTGTCAGGGTCGGTGCGACTTGCTTTCCGTCCCAGTTCTGCGGAACGAATAGTGTCTGATCATTGTTCGTTGCGAGGGTTGCGGACTTGTCATCTTGAACGAGTGCGCCCTTCCCACCACCTTCTTTCCCGCTACGGATCTTGAGCGTTTTCGGTGTCACCACGAAAGGCTGATTGTTGCCCCCGGTTCCGAGCGAACTCGCAAGAGTCTGTGCAACCTTGACCGGGCCTTTAAACCTTGTGTCCTGGGAGTGGTTCTCGAACATCACGCAAGGCGGGTGATGCGCCTCTGCGCGAAGTGTGCAAGTGACCTCTTCGGTGATATCCATTCGGTTACCACCTTGATCATTCAGCACGACTCCGTTTCGTCCGGTAGACATCCCGCAATTAGCCCCAAGGGTCGCAGCCTTCTCGTCTACGCTCCCGTTGTATCCGTCAAAGCCGATGCCTGTTTCTCCAAGGCGATCTTCAGTACCGTTGGCAGCTCTTTGCCACGCACGGAAGCCCTCCGCAGAATACCCAGACAAGCCCTCGGACTTAAATAGTATTTCTCCGGCACTCCGACCTCTAAAATCTGAGACAAGGTAGATTCGACGTCTTCGCTGGGGCACTCCCCAGTATTGAGCATCGAATACTCGGTACGCAATGCTCCATCCGTCTCCCAGATAACAGTCGGCATAGGGCCACTCGTCTTTTTCAGGCATAGGCACCTCGGTGCCCGCTTCGACAATGCCGATGACGCTTTCGAGGACGGCTTTGAAGTCTTGTCCTTTGTTACTTGAGAAAGCGCCGGGGACATTTTCCCAAACGATATATCTTGGTTTTTCTCCATTGGTTGCTCTCCTCATTTCTTTTATGATCCTTACGGCTTCATAAAAAAGGCTCGAACGAGATCCGTCCAAGCCACTCCTTTTCCCCGCCACCGACATATCTTGGCAGGGCGAGCCGAAGGTTATAATATCCACGGGTTCGATCTTCGCACCGTCCATCTGCGAAATGTCCCCGTAATGTTTTATATATGGCATCCGTTTTGACGTTACCCGAATGGCGAATGGTTCTACTTCCGATGCCCAAACGGGTGTGATCCCGGCAAGAATACCGCCGAGCGGAAACCCGCCCGATCCGTCAAACAGACTGCCGAGAGTTAGATTATTCTGTTCGCTCATCTTTGCTTTCCACCTTCTTCACCAGATCGGAATACGGGATCTTTTCCCCGTTTCGCATACAGTAAACACCCTCGGCGTCCCCGGTATCGTCCACATACCTACGCAGGATGACCGATGCATACTTCTCATCGAGTTCCATCGTGTAGCAGATGCGGTTCAGCCCGTGGCAAGCCATTAAGGTAGAGCCACTCCCCCCGAACGTATCAATGACGATGGCATTCTCCTGCGAGGAGTTCTTCAAGGGATAACCGAGTAGATCAAGCGGTTTACTGGTCGGATGGTTCTCGTTCCGTTTGGGCTTTTTGAAGTTCCAAATGGTGGTCTGTTTCCTATCCGAGTACCAATTGTGCTTGCCGTTTTTCAAGAACCCGTAGAGGATGGGTTCGTGCTGCCATTGATAGTCCGAGCGACCCAGGACAAGACTGTCCTTCACCCAAATGCAACAGCCGGCAATGTGGAAACCCGCATCGATAAATGCCTGGCGAAAATTCAGACCTTCTGTGTCTGCGTGGAAAACATATCCCGCACCGCCGGGTTCCAAATGCGCCACCATATTCTCAAATGCCTTTTTGAGGAAACTATAAAACTCCTCGTTCTTCATGCTGTCGTTCTGAATGGTCAGGCCGCTCGAACTTTTGAAGGAAACACCATAAGGAGGATCGGTCAGCACCAGGTTGGCGCGTTTGCCGTCCATTAGTTTGTCAACGTCCGCCGGGTCGGTCGCGTCACCACACATCAGTCTGTGTCTGCCAACGACCCAAATGTCCCCTCTTTCGACAAAAGATGCCTTTTCCAGGGCGGCGGTCAGGTCGTAGTCATCGTCCTCGATGTCTGGTTCGTCACCTTTGAAAAGATCGGTGAGTTCTTTCTCGTCAAACCCGGTCAAACCGATATCAAAATCGGCATCCTGAAGGGCTTCGATCTCGACTCGCAGCATCTCCTCGTCCCACCCGGCATCAAGCGCCATTCGGTTGTCGGCGAGGATGTAAGCCTTCTTCTGTGCATCTGATAAAAAGTCGGCAAAAACACACGGAACTTCCGTGATGCCTTCTTCCTTTGCTGCAAGCACTCGACCATGACCGGCAATGATGCCATAGTCGCGGTCGATAATGACGGGGTTAATAAAACCGAACTCACGAAGGCTGGAGCGGAGTTTGTTTATCTGCTCCGGCGAGTGGGTTCGGGCATTGTTCACGTAAGGTACCAACTTCGTGATTGATACCAACTGCATATCGGTAGTCGTTCTTGCCATAACGGTCTCCTTATACAAGACCCCACTCGGCGAACTTCTCGAAACCACCGACCGAGCGGATGTATTCCCTTGCGATCTCTACGATCTCCGAATAGTCCTTTCCGTCAATGGTCTCATCGCCGATAGCGCACGAAAACTCTACGATATTACCCGTCTCTTGGGCTTTGAGCCAAGCGTAAATGTTCACGCTGACATCCGCTTTCGAGAGGTCTTTCCCGTGGAGCCCACCGCCCGTTACGCTGTCAGCCATATCGCTGCCGAGCTTGCGGTTGGTCGCACCGGAGTCAACGTCAATACTGCCGGTCCAATCACCGAGCGGATTGATTGTCGCAAAGGGATACTCCGCTTGGAGTTCCTCGGTGGGGACGTTGCTTTGGCAGATGATGAGACGATCACCATCAAGGATGTACTTGCCGTCAAAGGGATGTTTCGCATAGATGTCTCTTGCGATCCTTGAGAGTTCCCTTTGCGTTTCCGTAACCGGCATACCTTTGAAGATGCCGTTATCACCGCAGCGAACGCGCTCACCCTGGTTGTATGCGAGAATGGAGTCTTGCGGGACTTCCACATACTCCACGAACACATCGCCGATGATGCGTCTTACGATCTCGTTGATTGCACTCCGCTCAAAGTTGACGGACGTTTCTGCTATGATATAGCAGACTCCGTGTCCGATGAGTACCTCGACCGCAACCTTGGGATTATCCTCAAGGGTGTATGCCAGATCAACGATAGCTCCTGCGATTCTGTCTGCCACCTTATCGGGATGGCTGGGATTTACCTTTTCAAACATAGTTTTTATCTCCTTTATTTCCCTCTCCGAGCGGAGAGTAATCTTTCCATAAGGTCATCTTGCGGATTCGCCCCCGAGTAATCCGTGGAGCAGTTTTCCTTTACGATCTGGAATATCTCGTTCCAAAGCCGAACCGCCTGGTTCATATAGTTAATGCCGATGTTGATGAATGGCGAAGGTATCGGTTTGTTTGTCGTGGGATGTTTGGAAAGGAACCCGAGCTTGTTGGTCATCTCCTCGCATTGAATCCACCGAGCGGAACACATCGCATATCGTTCGAGCAGTTGCGGAGACACCTTTGCGGCGCACCCGACACCTTTGAGCCATTCCCAGGTCTCTTCGTATATCTCTTTCGCTTGCAAGGTCGAGCCATCACGCTGTTCGCTTGTCAAAAAGTCGTGGATCTTCGGCATCTCTACCCCTTCCACTTCGGGAATATCCAAAACGGTCAGCGGTCTTCCACCGGGATTTCCGTTGTCTATCTTATCTTTCACGGCGGATTTCTTTCGTCCGGCACCCGGTCTGGCACCGCCTTGTCCGCCTATATTGTTCGATTTTGTAGGCATTTGAATTTGCCCTCCTTTATTACCCTTTTGATTTTGCCATTTTTGCACACGTGACCCCAGGCCGGTGTCCGTTTGGGACCCGGTAGAGATTTACATCCCCCTACCCCCGCGCAAATCAATATTTATAAACGGGGTTTGTCTCTTCCTTGAGCGTTTTCGCATCGTGGCACGGCTTGCAGAGGGCTTGCCAGTTGTTCTTGTCCCAGAACAACCGTCTGTCCCCGCGGTGCGGTACGATATGGTCGACCACGGTGGCGGGTGTAAGTTTCCCGTTCAGTAGGCATTCGGCGCAAAGCGGATGCTCTTTGAGATAAGCCTTGCTTGCCCGTCTCCACTCATAGGTGTAGCCACGCTCTTGGGGCGGTCTCGTGTATTCCTTATGCATAGGCAGATGCTCTTTGCAGTACATCTTCCCCGGCTCTACGAGGTTCGGACAACCGGGATGTTTGCAAGGCACTCTCGGACTTCTCGGCATACCTTCCTCCTTTTTGAAACGAAAAATGCGCCTACGAATTGTAAGCGCATCTCGTTATTTTTTCCTGATTATATCATATCACAATTGCCACCCGGACATCTCTGGTCAAAACTGGTCAAAGCCGGTCATTTCCGTCTTTTTTATGCGGGGACCACGATATTTCGTAGACCCGAGAAATGCTTTCTTCTCACCGTCTTTTCCGAGAGGTTCAGTTCGAGAGAAATATCTTCCCACTTCATCCCCTGCATATATCGGTACAGAAGGACATATCTCTCGTCAACGTCAGTCAGCCTTTCGATAACCGCTTGGATCTCTTTCTGCTTGCGTTCCAGCTCGTCCATCTCGCGGTTTATTTCCTCTTCCTTCTCCCATATTCTTTCCAGGGCTTTGACAAACGGAGCCTCGGTGCATCTATTCCCGCTTGGCACTTTGTCTAAAGCCGGTGCGGAGATAGAACACGACAACTCTCGCAGCTCTTCCAGTCTTGCCAGGTTATATTTAATTTTCCGCTTCAAGTTGTACACTTGGCTCAAATACTCGTTTGCCGTCACCTTTTATACCTCCTCTTGTAGTCTTTGAATCAGCATCTTCCCGTCAACATTGGTCAGTTGCCTATACCACTCCGACTGGAAGAACTCCTCGTCCCGTTGCTTTTCCTTCAAAGCCGCCTCATACCTGGGATACCGTTTCAGTATCCGCAGCGCCTTTCGGTAATCCGCTACCGCCTGAAGGATGATCGCCTCCGCTAATCTCTGAAAGCACTCGTCCATATTACTTCCTCCCCAGTTCCGCTTTGACTGCATCGATCAATGCGTCCTGCGTTTTCTCTTTCTTGCCGAGAGCTTTTATCACTCGTTCGTCAATCGTTCCTTTTGTCACGATGTGATGCACCACAACCGTGTTCTTCTGCCCCTGGCGGTACAGCCTTGCAATTGTCTGCTGATACAGCTCCAAACTCCAGGTAAGTCCGAACCATATCAAGGTCGAACCGCCCTCTTGCAGATTGAGTCCGTGTCCCGCCGATGCCGGATGGATAAGCCCTATCGCTATCTCTCCCCGGTTCCATTTGTGTATATCTTCGGGACTCTTAATGTCTCTCACTGTCGGGAATCTGCTCTTGATCCTCTCAAGATCATGCTTGAACCAGTAAGCCACAAGCACCGGTTTGCCGTTGGCACTCTCGATCAGGTCTTCCAATGCATCCAACTTTTCATCGTGGATGGGAACAACCTTTCTATCCTCGTCATAGACAGCGCCATTCGCCATTTGCAGGAGTTTCAGAGACAAAGTTGCCGCATTGTTGGCATCTATTTCTCGGTCGGAAAAGTCGACAACCATATCTTTTTTCATGCGGTCGTATAACGCTTTCTCCTTCTCACCCATCTCGACCTTGACTTCATTCATCACCAAGGCGGGGAGTTTCAGGTAGTCTTTCGCTCTCATCGATATGGTGATATCAGATATCTTGTCGTAGATCTTCTCCTCCGCGCCGGGGAGTGGCTTGTATGAAAACACCACTTGCCCGTTGGTCTTGTCCGGGGTGAAGTATCCCACGCGATATCTCGTTATGTATCTGCCGAGTCTCTCGCCGAAGTCAAGAAGTCTGAACTCCGCCCACAGATCCATCAATCCGTTCGAGGAAGGAGTCCCGGTCAGTCCCACGATCCGATCAATGTCGGGACGGACTTTCAATAGGGCTTTGAACCTTCTCGCCTTGTAGGACTTGAACGATGACAGCTCATCAACGATAACCATATCGAAATCAAAATGGTAACCGCTCTTGAATACGAGCCACTCCACGTTCTCGCGGTTGATGATAGTGATATCGGCATTCGCCTTTAATGCTCTCACCCGCTCTTCCGCTGTTCCGATTGCTACTGCGTAGGTCAGCCCTTTCAGGTGTTCCCACTTCGTGATCTCATCGGGCCAGGTGTTCTTGCCCACACGCAGGGGTGCGATCACGAGAACCTTCTTGACCTTGCCTTTCGCCATCAGGTCTTTAATTGCGGTCAGGGTAATGACCGTCTTGCCGAGTCCGCATTCCAGGAAGACGGCGGCGGTCTCGTGCTTTTCTATAAACTTCGTTGCGTACTCTTGGTAATCATACGGATTGTATTTCATTCAGAACCTCCTTGATCTTCGCGGGGTCATCCAGGCAGTAAACCTTAAACCCCAGTTGCTCTATCTGCTTTTTTCTTCTGACTTGCAGCGGTCGCATCTTCTCGCCCGTCCGTTTGGTCTCCACGAATGCGATTTTGCCTTCCGGTAAAAGTACGATCCTATCGGGGACGCCATCGAACGAAGGTGACACGAATTTCAGGCAAAGCCCTCCTGACTGCTTAACTGCCTTTACAAGTTTGCTTTCGATTTGCTTTTCTTCCATGTTTCCACCTCAAAATTGCAGGGTGAATAGGGGTGAATGCTATTTATAAAACTTTTCTAAAATCCTCTTTTTCTTGATTTCTTAATAGAGTTTATATGTGAGCCTTCACCGCCTTTCACCTTCACCTCTAAAAGGGTAAAAAGTCCTCTTCTGCCGTACCCTTCGGAGTAAGCGAAAGTCCTAACCACTCGTTACCTTTTTTGGTATGCTTGAGTTCAAACCCGGCAAGTCGCAAAGCCTCGCAAAAGTCCTTATTACAGCGCACGTACTCGCCCGTTTCCGTAGCCCATTCACGGTAGGTTTTATACAAGACTCCGCCTCCTGCTTTCTCAAGTTTGCCGACCATGCAGCACTCATCCAGGAAGGTAGACATCCAGTCATTCGACTCCTTATACTTCTTGTTTGCCTCATCGACCATAGGACAAGGAGGCATCGAGTAGTTGTTTTCGATAAACTTCTTCGCCCCTTCGATTGCCCACTTCAAAACCGCACCGCTTGACTGCTTCAACAGCCTCTCGGCAAAGTCCCTCTGCGGGTTCGCGATCACTGCATTGAACGGCAATACCATCAACCTTCGCCAGGTGCCTTTGTCATTAGAACCCACCCTCGGCAGATGGTTGGTATAAAGGACAATGGTATGCGTGGGTATGAACGAGAACGGGTCGTGATATTTCTTCTCCGCAGAGATCTCGTCCACGGAGGCGATCTGCTTTAACATCGAGGTGGAAAGCCTCTGCCCTTCCTCGGTTTCGCTTGCAAGAACGAACCTCTTCCCGAGCAGTTCCGCAAGGTCGACCTTGGCATTCTTCGCCCTGGTAGTGAGCGCCTCCGCAGGGATCTTCCCCGCATACCCGCCGAGGACTTCAAAGATGGTATTGAACACGGTACTCTTGCCATTCGCACCATCACCGTAAGCGATGAACATCGACTCGGAATACACCTTGCCTATCACCATTCCCCCGGCAACGTACTGTAAAAACTCTTTGAACGCAGCATTCCCCTGGGTCGCACTATCCAAGCACTCCTCCCATAGTTCTCTCCCAGCATCGCTCGGCGAGGCTTTGGTCATCTTGGTACAGAACGCATCGGGTCGGTGAGCGTAAACGATACCCGTTTTGAGGTCAATGATCCCGCCGGGAGTGTTCAGTTCAAACGCATTCGCATCCAATTCGGGGACTTCGATTTCGAGTTTGCTTTTCGCACAGTTCATGACCGCTACGATCTTGCTGTAATCGCACATTTTATTGACGTACTTGTAGTAAGCGACCGCCTCTTTGACAAGTTGCTCGTTGTCCTTGTTCGCCTTGTCTGCGCCATCAGCCATCGCATCATCGCCGAGGTTGGCATAAGCGGTTTTGACGGCATTCTTGGCAAACTCCAAGACCTTTTTAATAAAGTCCGTATAGCGCCGTTGCGCCTTAAGTTCGTTGCATTCCCATTGCTTGCCGTTCCACACAAGCCAGCCTATAGCGCGGTTATATCGCACTTCTTCCTTGTACTCGCTAACGAAAAGGTCTGCCATACCGGTATCGTTTTGGATCTTAGGTTTGAGCGGATTGCCGAAATCGTCCTCCGCCGTGGATCGTTCAAGATAGTTCTCCAAAGCCTCGCGGCGGGTGATTTTCGCCATCTCCTCTTCCGACAAAGGTTCGTCAAAGGCATACTGGTTGATGCGGTAAAGGATGGTCTTGACTTCCGTAGGTGTGAACCCGCAATGTAGCAGGACTGCCGAATGCTTAAACAGCGCACCGTTTCTGCCGTCCCCTTCGCCCATCCCGGTGAACTTTGCCTCCGATTCGATAGGTGCAAAACTCTTCGGAAATAGGTCTATAGGTCGGTTTTCGTCAAAATCGCGGAGGATCTCACGCTCTTTCCCTCGTTTCTTCAGAACGATGTACATGTTCTTTCCGGTGCGGATGTCCGAGCTGAACCCGTAAGCATCTCTCGTCTTGGTCGGACCCTTTTTGCAATACTCGCTACTACGGAACATAAAGTGCTTACCACGGCTTGTTTGGTATACCCGGCAGTTAAGATTGAGATCACAAACGAGCCGATATAGTCTATTCGCCTCGTCCCCATCGTCCACGTCTTTTACCGTGAACTCGCCGTTCAACACCCCTCCGTATTCCTCACACTTTCGGGCTTGCTCCAATGTCAGGAGCGGTTCGCCGTTGCCGAACTTCTGGCAAGGCTGCTTGTCTTTGATTTTTATATATCCTCTAAAGGGGTTTATCATTTCTTCTCCTCCTGTAAGTTCTCATTGAAAAACCGTATCGTTTTCCCTTTCCACCTTGCGCGTTTTATCTCTTGCTCCATCCCTTTGGAGATCGTGTCCCCGAAAACCCAGACTTCCTGACACATCGACAGCAGAACCAGGCCCATATGCATTCCGATCTCTCTTTCGTCCGCATCGCTATCCCTTAAAAACTGCGGGAAAAGTAGATGCGGGGTGATGGGAAGATACCCTTTTACGACTGCAAAACGGGAATAGATGCGTGCCTTTTTGATATTGGTCTTCACATCTCCCGCGAACGGCGAACACACATATACCAATGGACGGTATTTATAAAGTTCCGCTTTTCGCGCCCTTTCCTCTTCCATCATGTGAAGAAGGCCGTAATACTCCGTAGGACTCGGATAGCCTTCGCTGTTGTAATAACTGGGTTTTCTCATCTCTCACTCCTTCTTATAAAACTCGCACTCATACCCATCGGCACGGAGATTGAGCGTTCCTGCCCACGCAGGACGTTCGGACATTATCCGACATACTTCGACACTACTCGACACATGATCCGGCACTTCGCACACACATTCATCGTGGATATGCATCGTGATCTTCACCCCGGCTTTGTCCAGTCTTTGCATCGCCTCGACCAGGATGTCTCTTGCCGTTGCCTGAACGATGTTCTCGACAAACTTCGGTCCGTAACTCTCGATGCGTTCCCACTTCTTCGATGCGCCGAGTCCTTCATAAGTCACACAGTCGCTTCCGAAGTTGTTGACTCCGAGCCGGGGTCTAACGTAGGCAAGCCTTCTGCCGGACGGCAACTCGATAAAGAGGATGCCCTTGGCAAAAGAGAACTTCAGGCCGTAGCACTCGTAGGGATTTTTCGTGGAAACGGTATACATTACCGCCTTATCCACCGCCAACCAGAACTTCGTGATGTTGGGGTTCGCTGTTCGCCAAGCCGTCACGAGCGGTTTGAGTTCGTGTTCGGGAATACCCATCGCCGTAGCACCCATTGCTTTGAGCGCACCGACCGAACCACCGTATCCGAGAGCAAGTTCGGCGATCTTCCCCTTCTGCCGGAGATGCCCGTTGACTCCGTTCTTCTCGACCGGGACTTTGAACATCTGACTGGCAGACGCACAGTAGATATCCCCACCCTTTTCAAAGACATCGAGCCTCCATTGCTCCTTGGCATACCAAGCGATCACTCTCGCCTCAATAGCGGAAAAGTCTGCAACTATGAACCTATAGCCGGGTTTTGCTATGAAAGCGGTACGGATAAGTTCGGATAAAACGTTCGGGATGTTTCCGTACTTTTCTTCGATCCCGCCGTAATCGTCCGACCGTACCAGTTCCCTTGCTCCCTTCAAATCGTCAAGATGGTTTTGCGGGAGGTTCTGCACCTGAATAAGCCGTCCGGCAAACCGCCCCGTTCGGTTGGCACCATAAAACTGGAGCAGCCCCCTGGCTCGTCCGTCATCCCCGACCACGTTCTTCATAGCGATGTACTTCTTCACGCTTGACTTGGCGAGTTCCTGACGGAGTTTCAGGATTTCTTCGATATTCCCGGTCGCGTCCTGCAAAAGTCTTTGAACTTCTGCTTTGGAAAGCGAGTCCACCATCTGCCCCTGCTCTACGAGCCAGGCTTTGAGCTGCGCCGGAGAGTTCGGGTTATCGATACCTGTTAGCGCCCTAACCTTCTCGGAACTGATGCCAGAGTTGACCTCGTCACACCTGATCGCGTGTTCGACAAAGTCCATATCCAAAGCGATGCCGTAATCATTGATGCGTTGGTCCAGGTGGTAGTTCTCCCACTCGGTATCCGATACCGGGAAGGATGCAAGCCTTTTCTGTATTTCCATCTCGGTCTCAACATCTCGCTTGTTATATGATTTGAAAAGATCCCACTTCCCCATATCGTGTTTGGGGAGGTTTCTCGTTCGTCCGCCATTGGAATAGGTGGGTTCGCACGGACGGCAGAAATACCGTATCAGTTCCTTGCCCACCGTAAGTTTCTGCTTTTCAAGGCCCAGGACTTCTCCCACCTTCTCAAGGGAAAGCGGAAGTCCCAATGTGGCAGCCCACACCATCGTGCAAAACCACGACTTCGGGCTGATATACTTCCCGGTCGGGTATCCCAAAAGCCTGGAAAGGCATACTCTTTCAAACTGTGCGTTATACGCAAACTTCCTGACATTTTCATCCGTCAAAGCCGCCACGATTTCAGGCGGGAGCTTCTCCCCCTGGGCTAAATCGATGACCTTAACTTCCCCGCCATCGACCGCATATCCGAAGAGTAATACGGAAAAATCATCGCTCTGCGCGTATCTGTAAACTCCCGATTTAGACAGATCTACAGACGAAAATGTCTCTATATCGATTGATAAAGTCTTCATAAATGCCCCTATCTCCGGTTATAGGGTGATAGGAAACCCTACCACCCCTTTCCGGTTAATACTTAATATCCGAGCAAGCCGTCATCACCATCGGGCAGTTCGTCAAAGTCATCTTCTGCTTTGCTCTTGCCGCCGAGAGGTTCGCCGTCACGGACTTTCTGAATGTTGCCGAGTCCGCAAGCGATACCCTTGTTGCCGTTCGAGTTGAACGCATAGAAGTTGATGGAAACTCGAGCGTAAACACCGCTGTACACTTCGCTCCTCTCAAGGATGGGCTGCACCTTCGTGTCTACGATCTGCGGAGCCGTGGGGCTGTTCGCATTGATGAAGTACGAGTTGGCATATGCCTCGTCCTCGTCTCTTTCAACGTCACCATCACGGAGAGGGAGTTTCAACGCCGCCTTGTTGGGTTTCTTCCCGCCAAACTTGCCGATGCCCTCTTCGATAGCCGCATCGATAGCGGCATTTACCTTGGCGATGGTCTCGGTATCCGTTTTCGGAATGATGAGCGAAACGCTGTACTTCGGAGTCTGTCCCTCGTTGACTGCCTTGGGTTCCCACACGTTTGCATAGGAAAGTCTGACTACGCCGGTTACTACTTTTGTCTTGTTTTGTGCCATGATTTTTAATCTCCTTTTATTTCATTGAATTCGTTTTTTGGATCCGATACATTGATTGGATCACGCTTGTCTGTATCGGGAACGAGCGTGGGTTTGCCCTGGGGTTTTACCACGAAACCGCCGAGGATCTCTTGGAACTCTTTCTTGCCCATCAGCCGTTCCATCTCCGTGATGCTGATGAGACTCTTCTTGTAGATGTCTTGGTATCCTGCCTCGTTTGCCGCCTTTGCAACAGCCACCTCATCGGTATACTTGCGGACCGAGCGACCTTCCACCAGTTTGAAACCGCGCCACGTTTTGCCCGATAGCGCCGCATTAAGTGCGTACTCGGAAATCTCCTCGGCCCACTTCTTAATGTCCGGCAATTTGGCTAAAACGCCCTCGATCTCGGCGTCTGTCAAAAGCGGAGGCAGCTTGAACTCGCTCTGCGCGAGACGAAGTTTCTCTTCTGCCCTTGCACGGCACTTTACCGATGCTTTGCAGAACTGACACCACTCGCCGGGACAGTAACTTCCCTCGCCTCTGAATGCCTTTTCCGCTTTGGGTCGCAGATCCTTGTCCGCCCACTTCTTGAGCCTGGGAATGGTAATCTCCCAAGTGCTGACGTTCTCGCGTCTCGGCTGGAAGATGGTCATCTTCACTCGCTTGATCTCGTACTTTTCGCCGAACTCTTTCAGAGCGCCCAAGGCATACAGTTTCATTTGCGGATTGTTCTCCGCTTCCACGAGGACACCTTGCCCATACTTGAAGTCGATGATATGTAACCGACCTTTCGATACGATCAGGCAGTCCCCGGTTCCGAAACCATCCGGGACATACTCCGAGAAGTCCAGCCTCTGTTCGATAAGAACGAGAGTGTCTTTGTCGCGCCGTCTCTCCTTCTTCACTTGCTCGAAAACGAAATCTGCGTAATCATCCGTATAGGCTTCCATCTCGTCATTGTCAAAGACGGAAGTAGGCCTATCACTGCGTAATTTCAACTTTCGCTTGAGCTTGTGTTCGCAGAGAGCGTGCGCCGCCGTTCCTTCAGCTGCCGCAGTTGACCCCCTATCCTCAAACTCCAATTCGAGTCTTGCGGATGGGTTACAGTTCAGCCATCGGTGCGAAGCGGATGCCGATAAAATTGCGTGTTTTTCAGCCGGCATTCACTTCACCTCCTTCGGCCGCTCCTTCGAGAATGGTTATCCCTTGGACGGAATCGCCGGGGACGATGATGGTGACCTTTCGTGTGGTACCGAAGAGTTTCTTCATCAGGCGCTCCTTCATCGAGACCGTTTTGCAAGTGACGATGCCCTTCTCATCGGGTTTGCTTGAAACACTGATCTGAATTTTGTGTTCCATTTGCCTTTTCCTCCTTTGAAGAGCGGTTCGTTTTTTTTGTTGCCCTTCACTGTATGGAGAAAAAGGGGTCTGTTTTTTAGGTGTCTTGGAAAAAATTTTTTATCTTTTTTTTCACGAACTCGATGGACTCCCAAACCGAGATGTATGAAGTGCCTTCTTCCCTGGCAATTTCGGTAATACTCATACCATCCATCAGCTTTTCCACCCGCTGACGTTGCTTGGGAGTGAGCGTGGATAGAAATCTCTGTACTTCCTTCTCTTCCTCTTCTTGCATTACCATTCGTTCCGGGGAGTAGGTATCATCCGCAAATACCTCCCCCTCGTACTCCAAGGAGTCGATGCTTACCGGGCAGTGATACCGACACTTGCGTTCGTAATTCGCTTCTTCCCTCTCGAGCGCAATATAGCACGCACCCGTTTCATCGTTGACTTCGATCTCGCTGATCGTTCCGTCTGCAAATTGATACTTGATTTTCATTGTTTTACCTCCGCTTTTACTTTCGTCTGAGCTAAAGCAAATCGGAGGTAAGCCGAAAAAGAGCGTGACAAAAAAACTGCACTTCGGACGGATCTCTCCGTGTCGCTTTGCAGCTGTCCGCTCAATAGTCAGCTGTTGTTATTCGGTTGTATCGCCCCCGGCATTGAGCCTTCCGTAATCGGTGGAAGTACCAAAGGGTGGTTAAGGGCAAAAAAATAACCCGACTGACTGAACTGAATCAATCAATCGGGTTTGCCGGGGCATAAAGAAAATGACCTAACGAACTCTGCCCAATCAAACATTGAATCAGTCCCTGTCCGTCAGGTCATTCCATTACTTACAATGACTCATAAACGTACACATCTTTTCGGCTTTGTGCGGTCGGGGTTTCCTTGCTCCTGCCGGTTCCGCATCTATGACCGAATAAGGCAATTAAAATGTTTATTTTGTATTAGGTTGTTGAGGGCTTTAACTCCAATCCCTCTTCGTTGATTACGGATATCACTTTGCCGTTCGCTACCTCGACCGTTACGGTCTTTTTGCAGGTCGCACAAAACACCTCAACACTGCTCCCGGTCTTCGCTCGGCAGAGTTTCTTACCGCAAATAGGACAAGTTCCATATAGTTTATTTTCCATAAAACATCTCCTTTCTCCCTAACACGTCATTCCTGGGATTTACCGACATACTTGTGCGGTTGGGAAGTCCTACACTTATGTACGGCACGTGACGTGCATTAATAATGGTTACCAATCGTTACCCCTCTATCGCGCTGATGGTCTTCCGACCCGCAAATGCGGGGTGCTTTGCCATGCGTGTGAGCATCTCCGGGGTATAGACCGGTACTTTTACCATTTTCATATAGTCTAAGAAGCCAACCTTCTCCTTGCAATGTTCACATTCCATCCAACCCTCTGTCTCTTCGAGATTCAGGTTTTTATTTAATGTCCCGCACAGCGGACAAACTTTATCGTATCCTTTCATATTTTCACCCCCATATCCATAATTTCCATATCGTATATATCATCGAAGTACACCTTGACCTCGCCTAACCATAAAACTCGATACACCTTGTCTATCTGTGTAATCGTGCCTTTCTGCTCGATGTCGTGAAAGCAGCAGTAGTGCGATATCCAAACTCTCATCCCCCGGTCTGCCCGGTTCAAGAGTATCGATAATTTCTCTTGGGTCTCTTCAGACACACCATGTCTCTCTACTCGGTTGTGTCGTTCTTCCCGATCCTGGAGCGCCTCTTTCAGTCCTTTCATTGCATCGAACGGCATAAATTGT